AAAAACCGATAACTGTAGAAACAGATTTAATTGCATTTGTTACCAAATTATATGAAAAAGGATATAGTGCATTGGATTTGATTAAATTATTAGAAGACGGAACGGCAATTAAGATAGATGATAATAAAAGATATGAATTATTAATATCATTTAACAAAGTAAGAAAAGAATTTAGAAATGAAAAATTGCTTATATTATTTATTTTAAATTTTACTTTTTTAGATTTGGAAACAAATTTAGATAATATTTCATTTATGTAAATAATAATAGCATGTTATAATAATGAGAGGAACCCAAAGGCAAAAAAAGGCAAAGAAGGTCAAAAAGTCGATTAAAAATAGAGGAAAAGGAAGAGGAAAAGAATGGAAAATGACACCAATAACAGATAAAAAAGAATTAAAAAGATTAGAAGAAGCTGAAAGAATTGCTGCGGAAAGAGAGAGAAATGATAATGAAATAATTCGATTAAATGCTAGATTAGAAGAGCAAAAAAATAATATAATAAGTAGTTGGCTTGGTACACCAATGGATCCGGAAGAAATTCAAAAACAAAAAAGAGAAGATGAAGCGCATAATAAACGTGTTAATAGTAAACATGCAAAATCAAGAAAATTAACCATTTATGATCTAGGTGGTTCAAAAAGAAGAAAACATTGTAAATAAATAAATCACGACAACTTGTGAGTTTAAATAATAAAAAAATAAGATAAGGGTTTTACATAAAATGGATGATTTTAATGTTAGTTCGTTACATGAGTCGAAGAATGAGTGGGGTGCACGTTTATTAACAATTTTAACACCATTAATAATTGAAGGGTTTAAATCAATTTTTGATGAGTCGGTGAAGTTGTGCAAGGAAAATGATGAAATGGATAAGTATTTGATGACATTTCAAAATTTGATAACACGTATTCCAAAATGGAATCCGAATATTATTGAAAAGGAGAAAAAACGTATTATTGAAAAAAGTGGATGCGGATATTTAGAAGAATTGGTAACATGTGTACATATAATTCAATTGAAGATCCTAACTGCAATGAGAGTAGGTCAGAAACAAAAAAAGATTGATATTAATATACCTAAATTAGATGATTTTATTCATAAGGCGTATATTAACGTGGCTCGAAAGGTATATAAAAATGTATATTTATTTGAAATAAATTCAGCTCCTTTGCAAATGCAAAGACATAATAGAGAATTGGAAACAATTGTTCAAGAATGTATATTAAATGCGGTTAGAGAAAGTATACCAATAGAGCATATTTTGAAGGCATATATGGATGAAACAGTTGAAGATGATGTGATTGAAGAAATTAAAGAACAAATTGTTGAGAAGTCGGAGGCATTAAATGCGAGAGGAGAGACAACTTTTGTTTCTGAAAAGAAAGAAGAACAAGAAGTGAAAGAAGGTATAAAATTTAATGATGTAGATCAGGCAGTTGATAAAACAGGAAAAAAAGAACTAATAAGTGCACCAAAGACACTTGAACGTTTAGAAGAAATAAGTAATTTAAGAAATATTCAAAGAAAGATAGAGGAGGAAGGAGATGATGATGAGAAACTAAATATATCAGATGAATTAGTAGATCTAAATAGTTTAGATGTACATGTAATTGGCGAAAAAACAATGGAGTTAGAGCCTAATCTTTTGTTAGATGACATAGAAGTTTTAGCATAAATTTATGATAAATTTATCGCGTTAAATTAAAAAATGAATTGTAAAAATATATTGTAAATGGATAATATATTTTTAGTAGCAGGAATAATATCGGTTATATTTTTTGTTGCCAAATTTTTGGAAATGCAGTATATTGAAAAGGAAAGCAAGCCATTAAAGGTATTAATTAGAGATGCATTAGTTGTTTATGTTAGTGTAGTTGCTGGTAATTTTATTATGGACCAGCTGAAACCAGTTATCAAAGATAGTTCTATAATTTCTAGTCCAGCTGCATTTACAGATAATCCACCGTTCTAGGTAAGGGAACTACGTTCCCTACTTATCTGCCAGTCCATACTTTAACAAATGCTTCACATGCTTTTTTATTATTGAAATCTTGTAAATAACTATCATAATTATATCCAAATGATTTATAATGTTTATGTATATTGCCAAAAACCGATGGGATTTTTTTTAGTTTAGAAAATTCTTCACAAAAAAGTAGCCCCATTATTCTTTCTAATGCACAACGATCTGTTCTATTATTAATAACGTTAATTAAATTGGAAATATTATATTTGCGTTCTAACATTTCTAAAAAATGCAAATTAATATATGATTGTACTCCAAAACATAGAGTAAACCTATTATTATCAGGCATTCCAAGTATATTCATTTCAGGTCCTTGTAATTTTTGTTTAAGATGCTGATTGTTTTTTAATTTGCCGCAAATTCTGAGTAAATTATTTAAATTTTCTTTGTCGTATAGAGAATGCCATAAAGGTATTACAGGATATGTAAATTTTTCGAATGGAATTCTTTTATGAATAAAAACACTATCATGTAAAATAACAGCATTTTCAAACCATTTATGTCTTAAAAAATAGATATATGGTAGTAGCTCACCACGTTTAGGGTATTCAGATTGTATAATGTCAATATTTTTATAGTCAAAATCTGCACTAACAAAAGAATAATTACTATTATCATCTATAATTATAATTTTTCTTAACGGGTAGTGTGTTCTAATTAATTTCACACATTGGTTCCAATAATTGTTAGTTTTAAGAGAATTTACGTGTCTTGTAATTATAAATCCAAATGTCATTATAATAAATATTAATAATTTAAATTTATAAATTTAAATTATTAATTTAATTCAAATATTCTATTAACTAACATATGATGGTAATTCATCAATATCCATAATTGGATCATTTTTTGAAATACTATTTTTATTAATAACAAATTTGCTAAACTCTGGTCTTTCTAATTGTGCATTAGGTGTATGATTATGAACACATCGTGCAATCATTTTATATAATTTAAATTCTGGATAACGTTCGGCACCATTATTTTTATATAGAACATTAATTCCATTATCATCCGTGCACCAATCAACAATTATTTTTACTATAGGATCACAACTATTAATATTCTTAATACTATCCATATCATCAATAATATAATCAAAAATGGAACACGCCAATCGACACAAATCAAAACTGAGGTTAGGTTCTAATCGAGGTTTTTTATCATTAAAGAAAGGTTCAGTATTATATTGAGTAACAGCATCACCTCCTGTTTGAAAACTATCACTGCAAAATACTTTGTTATCAAATTTATAGATAGCGCGTCCAAAATCAATAATTTTAAATATTTTTCCAAAAGTAGGGACCTTGTAGTATTTTTTTTTATAATAATAGTAAAGGAATTTTTTGTTAGTAGGTATGTACATAATATTATTGGTATGCAGATCATTATGAGTAAATGAAAATAATTTTTGGTATACAATTAAAGACATAATTATTTGCATTAATAAAGACATCCATTCATCAGTAGATAAATCATTATTAATGATTAAATCGTCTAATGTATTTTCACAATATTCCATGCAAATAACTTGTACAGGGAATTTTTGAAGAGTTAATAACAATTTTTCTTCTTCAATATCAGAGTCATCGGTTTCATATCCATCTGATCCATTAGATCCAGATCCAGAACCAGATCCAGACCCTGATCCTGATCCAGACCCAATTGAACCATTGTCAAGATCAATAATATCATTTTCATTAAGACCAGAACCACTGTCATGATCAGGATCTAAATCATTTTCATTTGTATGCGATGTTCTAGATGAACATGATGACCCGGATTTAAGACTAGCTGATTTTTTTTGATCAGTAATATCAATAGAACTAGTAATATCAATAAGGTCGATATTAAGTGATTTTACATCATCAAGTGAAATTGCATTGGTGCTAGTAAAAATATTTTCAAAAATGGTATCATCAATAGATTTTAAAGATAAATTAGATTTTTGGGAAATATTCATAATATTAAGTGGTTTTAAGCTTGGTTCCTGTAAATTAGGTATTAAATGAGAATAATCTTCAATCGTAAATAAGACATTTTTTTGTTTATTAAAAAAATCGGATTGAATTAAATAATCGATATCATCAATTACATTTATTTTATAATTATTTTTGATAGCTAAAAAAGATCCATAATAATCAAGACCATGAATAAAATTATGTTTATGCAATACTTGGCTTGTTAAGTATGAAAAAAATCCATCAATATAGGCAGAATTGTTAGTGTCTTGTATTTTAGGATGTACTTTTTTATGTTTATCAATAGAAGGCAAATCAAAAAGATGTTCGTCAGTGTGATTATATTTTCCAACCAGATATTTAAATGGATCTAATAAAGGGGCCATTTTTATGAAAACTTTTTGGGTCATTGCAAAATCCTCATCGTCTTCTAAATTTTTTAGTTTGCACGTATAAATATGTTCATGTTCAAAAAGAACATCTTTATCTTTTTTTTTAACATCCTTAATATCTGAAATATTCCACACATGATTTAAATTAATAGAGTTAAAATTAGTAGTATTTAATGAAAAAAATCTATCATAAATAGGCAAATAATTTTGCACATTAGAAAGAGATATATTGGGATTAGATTGAAATTTGTTGAAAAGATTGATGTTCTTTCTCTTTTGATAATTTACAGTAATTGCCATTAGCTAATAAAAATAATAATAATAATTATATTTAACTTATAATAAATAAATAACTATAAACTAACAAATTCCTAAACTAAAGTATTTGTTTTATTTTCTTTTGATCGCGTAAAATAATATTCTTTTTTTAAAAAATATTATAATATAATAAATGAATTTAGAACTAAAACGGTTTGATATGAAATCTATTAGTTTTAAGCCTAATGAATCTAAAGGTCCTGTTGTAGTTTTAATTGGTCGGCGTGATACCGGCAAATCATTTTTGGTAAGAGATTTATTATATTACCATCAAGATATTCCTATTGGTACTGTTATTTCTGGAACTGAAGAAGGTAACGGATTTTACGGCAAGTTGGTACCAAAATTATTCATCCACAATGAATATAACACAGCTATTATTGAGAACATTTTGAAACGACAGAGGCAAGTTTTGAAGCAGATCAAAAAAGAAATGGAACAATTTAAAAGATCTACGATAGATCCTCGAACTTTTGTGATCTTAGATGACTGCTTATATGATAACACTTGGGCGCGCGACAAGATGATGAGGCTACTTTTCATGAATGGTCGGCACTGGAAGGTAATGTTAATTATTACAATGCAATATCCATTAGGAATACCACCCACATTAAGAACAAATATAGATTATGTGTTTATTTTAAGAGAGCCATATATAGCCAATAGGAAGCGAATTTATGAGAATTATGCAGGCATGTTTCCGACATTGGAGTCATTTTGCCAGGTAATGGATCAATGTACAGAGAATTATGAGTGCTTAGTCATCAATAACAACGCAAAATCAAATAAGCTACAAGATCAGGTCTTCTGGTACAAGGCAGATGCTCATAATGACTTCAGATTAGGATCGAAAGAGTTCTGGGAACTGTCTAAACAGATAAATGATGAAGATGAAGAGGAACAATATGATCCAAATAACGTGAAGAAACGTGGCGCGGGACCTAAAATTGCGGTAAAAAAGAGCAAATGGTAGAAATCGCTTTTATAAATTCGCTTTCAAATATAAAAGCAACAATCTTGCTTTCACAACCTTGCTTTTATTATAATAAGCAAGAAAAACTGCTTAAAGAGTATCCTATTATTAATATATAATAAGATGCAAGAGCTAAATATCGTTGAACTTATTGAGAGTAATCCAATCTCAAAATTGTCACATACATATAATGGTAAATTAATAACAAAAATTCAAGAAAATTTTACAGGTTTTGAACAACAATTATTTGTTAGTAGCTTTTATTGCTACTTGAATTACAATAAGAATACAGATTTCGTTGTTGATCTAGATAATGTGTGGAAGTGGATTGGGTTTAGTCAGAAAATAGACGCTAAAAGATTATTAGAAAAATATTTTAACATTGATATAGATTATAAACTTGCTTTGCCAAATTCCAAAGCAAGTGCAAATGAAGAAAAATGGGGTGGTCATAATAAACAAACTATTTTACTAACAATTAAATGTTTTAAGTCACTCTGTTTAAAAGCCCAAACAAAAAAAGCAGCAGAAATTCATGAATATTATATGAAAATGGAAGAAGTTTTGCATGACATAGTAGAAGAGGAAACAGATGAATTAAGATTACAATTACAACAAAAAGATAATGTTATTTTAGAAATTAAAGAAACTTCAGAACAAAAACAAATACAATTAAAAAGAGAAAAAGAATTAGCAACCATTATTCAATTCCCAGTAAATACAGAATGTATTTATATTGGTACTATTGATAATACAAATGAAGCAAATGAAAAATTAATTAAATTTGGACATTCAAATGATCTCAAAACAAGAGTAAATGATCATCGTAAAACATATAATAATTTTCAATTAATTACAGCTTTTCGTGTTCAAAATAAAGTAGAAATAGAAGGATTGATTAAAACATGTGTAAAAATTAGAAGGCAAATCCGACACATTGAAATAGATGGTAAAATTAAAAAGGAAATAATTGCATATGATTTAACAAATTTTACAATTGATAAACTAACAAATTATATAAAGGACATTATTCATTCTAAGACTTACAGTATAGATAATTTTAATAAATTAATAAAACAAAATGAAGAACTAGAAAATAAAGTTAGAGATCTTGAAAAAGAAAATGAAGAACTAAAAGAAAAACTATCCATAAACGTGTTAAACAAATCAGTGTCTGCGATCACCAATGCTGATAACCAATTTGTTTATAAAAATGAATTAATACCGGAGAATGACATGACACGTAAGTTTAATGAATTTATTGATACAATGTGTATAATTAGACATGATGTTAACGAAACATCCGTAAATATAGAAGGTCAATTACGAATATGGTTAAAACAAAAACCACAAAAAGAAATTTTCCATGCATTTAAACATTATATGGATATCAGATTTAAACCTATTCGATTTAATAAACTAAATAATGAAAATAAATTACAAAGTGTTCATGGATACAGTGGAGTTAAACTTAAACCAATTGAGTACAAAAAACAATTTGTAGGAAATGACATTGAAACATTTTTATTTCAATCATGTGAATTTTCACCAAGTAATAAAATATTAAACTCAGTTTTATTTGATGATTATAAAAAATGGAATGAAAAATTATTAAAAGATACTACAGAGGTTGATATAAAAAATTTAAAAGATTATTTAAATTCATGTGAATATGTTCTTAAGTCTGTTGTCTGGACTGAATTTGGATCAAACGATGGTTATTATGGTTTAACTTTAAAAAATAGAGAATACGTTAAAAAAATAGTTTCTGTAACTGGTAAAAAAGTAGAAAAAGTTGAATTATCTAGTGGTATCATATTAGAAACATGGGAAACCATTGCAAAAGCAGGGATTGCAGAAAATTTTGCTGCATCAAAAATGTCTAAATGCATTAAAAATAAAACAATATTTACTGATTATTTTTATCGCTTAAAATCAAATTAATAATATATAGATTTAAATAAATTATATATTATTTACAAAGTAAAAAT